AACCCAACTGAGATTTTGGGCATGAGCGAGCTGTGGACTTATAACACCAAGACCCGCAAGATTGGCCGCTTTGTTGTAGCTATGCATGGCGACATGGTAGTTGGTCAACTTGGTGTCAAAGGCAGTGCGATCATTGGATTTGATGAAATTCGCAGCGTGACAAAAACACTACGAAAACCAGCAGAAAAACTCACAGAGTTCAAGACACTGGGCAAGCCGCAACTTCGTAAGTTTATGGACACGATCAAAAGCGTAGAAGTCAAACTAAAAGGACGCATTAGTCCAGAAACGATCCTGCTTCGCGCAATTAAGTAAGTCTTATCAAGTAGTCTCCGGTAAATACTACTGGAGACTACACATGACTGACAATAAAACAACATACCGTTCTAAAGCTGCAAAATACATTGAACTAAGCCTGGGCGGCGGAATGGTTGATGTAGAGCTTGATAAAGAGCACTACGACATGGCTATTGATAAAGCTATTGCAAAGTATCGACAGCGTAGCAGTCGAGCAGTCGAAGAGAGTTTCATGATTCTAACTCTAGCCGGTGGTGCTAGTGATTACACATTGCCCGAAGAAGTAATTGACGTTAAAGTAATTTACAGATCTAGCGAAGGCGGCGTTGGTACAACCAGCACAAGTTTTGAACCATTTGAAGCAGCATATTTGAACATGTACATGTTGAATTCTGCTCGCGGACAAGGCCTACTGTCGTTTGAATTGTTTATGGGTCAGCGCGAATTGTTAGGCAGAATGTTCGGAGCATACATTACATTTACATGGTCAACTACAAGTAAGCGTTTAAGTTTACACCGCGTTGTTAAAGGTGAAGAACGGGTATTGTTACATACTTACAATTATCGCCCCGACGAGACATTATTGCAAGACACCAGTGCCAGCCCTTGGATTAAAGATTATGCACTAGCAACTGCCAAGATGATGCTAGGTCAAGCTCGTAGTAAGTTTTCGCAACTTGCCGGGCCACAAGGTGGCGTTACTTTGAACGGAACTGATATGATTGCCCAAGGTCAAGCCGAAATGGAAAAATTGGAAGAAGATTTGAAAACTTATGTTGACGGTGGCACACCACTAGGATTTATATTTGGCTAACCAGTGCATTGACACTTACAGGAAATTGTGTTAATATAACACATGACTAAACAAATTATTGGCGTATGCGGATTCATCGGCAGCGGTAAAGACACAGCCGCAGACTATCTTGTAAACTTCCACGAGTTCCGAAGAGATTCATTTGCTGCAACACTCAAAGATGCAGTAGCCGCAGTGTTTGGTTGGGACAGGGAATTGTTAGAAGGCCGTACCAAAGAAGCTCGAGAGTGGCGAGAACAAGTTGATCCTTGGTGGGCTAAACGATTGAATATGCCCGAACTTACCCCGCGGTTAGTGCTACAGCTTTGGGGCACCGAAGTTTGTCGTCGAAGCTTTCACGATGACATTTGGATTGCCAGTTTAGAATCACGTTTGCGTAACAGCAAAGATAATATTGTTATCAGTGATTGTCGCTTTCCTAATGAAATTAAAGCCATCAAAGAAGCCGGCGGCCTGGTAATTTGGGTACAGCGCGGTACGCTGCCAAGTTGGCATATTATGGCAGGCAAAGCAAACAACGGTGATGCAGTAGCTGCTGAAAAGCTCAAAAGACTGGGCATTCATGCAAGTGAAACTGCCTGGGTTGGTACCGAGTTTGATGCAATTATTAATAACAATGGTACTATCGATGAATTGTACACGCAACTTGCATTGATTGTCCAGTAAACAGTAAAAGTACTATTACCGGTAAATAGGCTCTCTTTTAATACTATCTGCTAAATATCTTCATAGAGGGTAGAATCCCTTAGATTATGGAGATATTTCAAATGGCTCAATTAAGTTCCCCAGGCGTAAGCGTTTCAGTTATTGATGAAAGCGCATACGGCGCAGCCGGCTCAGGTACAGTACCTGTTATTGTTCTTGCAACCCGTTCAGGTAAAACTGCACCAGATGGTTCAACGGCGCAATATACAACTGCACCTTTTGCTAAAAAACCGCTTATCATTACAAGTCAACGCGAGTTGGTACAATTGTATGGTGAACCAAGTTTCACTATCGTTGATGGTACGCCAGTACACGGACACGAATTAAACGAATACGGCTTACTAGCCGCTTATTACTATTTAGGTATTGCTAACCGTGCTGTTCTAGTCCGTGCAGACTTAGATATGGAAGAATTAGAACCACAAGCAACTGCACCAGTTGGTCCACCAACGAATGGTCAGTATTGGTTAGATACAAATGCTACATCCTTTGGTTTATTCGAAGGCAATGGTGCTACTTGGGAAGCTAAATTGGTTACGCCTGTAGCAGGGGTTCCTGGCGCAAGTGTTGGTACAGTTGGCAGCTATGCAGTATCAGCAGGTACCGTGACAACTTACTACAAAAAAATATTAGTTGATAGCGTTGCAACATGGGTAGCAGTTTCTACAGCTAGTGTTGGTTCAACTGTAACAGTTGCTCCTCACTATTCAGTTCCAGCAGCATCGGCGGGCGCAGTTTGGATCAAGTCCACTTCGCCAAATGCTGGTTTAAGCGTTTCATTGAAAAAATACAATGCAACAACTCAAAGTTGGACAGCGCAAACAATTGGTGCTGGCAATGACGATCAATTAATTGCTTACGCAGATAACGCAACAGCAATTACAGCATTTAGTTCTAACTTAGCAACAAACAGCATTTACCTGCAAGTACCTTCAGCTTCCACTGGCGCGTTTACTGTTAAACGTTACAATGGTACAGCATTTGTTAGCTTAGATTTATCAGCAGCATCCACTGCACCGTTTGGAGCAACTGCCAATGGTACATTATGGTATGATGCAGGCGACACAGTTGACGTTTATGTCAAAGCAACTGTTGGTGGTAATCCAACTTGGTTGCCAGCTACACAAGTTGACGTCAATACAACTGAACCAACAGAACCAAGTTTTGGTGATGTATGGGTTGACACAAATGACATGGCAAACTATCCAGTGATTAAAACATTTGATGGCAGTGCTTGGGTAGCCAAGGATAATGCCGATCAAACAACTCCTGGTGGCGCACTGTTCGCCGACTTAACAGCCACAGCAGGTGATGCCAGTGGTGTAGGCGGTGGTGCAACTCCAATGGATGACAGTACTCCAAATCCAGCATACTACCCAGAAGGAATGGTACTATGGAACAGTGCAGTAAGCTCTGGTAACGTAAAAGCCTGGAATGCAACAGAAGGTTTCTGGCAAACAGAATCTGGTAACGTTGATAGCGGTCCTAAAGCAGGCGCTCCGTACATGTTTGACAAAGCTCAACGTCGTGTTGTTGTCAAGCGTTTACAAGAAGCATTGGCTGACAACGAAGAACTTCGTGCAGAAACATTAGTGTTCAACATTATTGCAACACCTGGTTATGTTGAATGTATTGACGAAATGGTCACATTGAACGTTGATCGTAAGGAAACTGCATTTGTTATTGCTGATACTCCATTGAAGTTATCTGCTAAAACTACTGATGTTGTTAATTGGGCACTTGGAACTAATGCTGGCACTAACGGTGCAGATGGCTTAGTGACACGTAATGGTGGCGCCGCAATTTATTTCCCAAGTGGATTGTCAACTGACTTGAGCGGTAACGATGTTGCAGTTCCAGCAAGTCACTCAGTTCTACGTGGTATTGCTTACAACGACCAAATCTCTTACCCATGGTTCGCTCCAGCTGGTTTGACACGCGGTGCTCTAAGCGGTATCAGTAATCTTGGTGTTGTTAATGCTGAAAATGAATTCGTTCCATTGGCATTGAACCAAGGTCAACGCGATGCATTGTACGAAAAGAATGTTAACCCATTGGTTAATTTCCCAGGACAAGGTTTGTACATCTGGGGTCAAAAGACTTTATACCCAAGCAGCTCTGCACTTGACCGTGTTAACGTTGGTCGCCTGTTAGCTTACTTGCGTGAGCGTTTTGATGTTATTGCTCGTCCGTTCATCTTTGAACCAAATGACAAGCGTACACGCGATCGCGTATTAGCAGTATTCAATGGCTTCTTGGCAGACCTATTCAGCAAACGTGCTGTGTATGACTTCTTAGTGGTATGCGATGAAACTAACAACACTCCTACTAGAATTGATAGAAATGAGTTGTACATTGACGTGGCAATTGAGCCGGTTAAGGCAGCTGAATTCATCTATATTCCGGTTCGAGTTGTAAACACTGGCGCGATTGCCAATGGCACACGCTAAATAACACTGACAGGAGAAATACAAAATGGCAGTTAATCTAACAAAATTTAACGTAATTGGCGGCGCCGACGGCATTCTAGTTCAACCAAAACTACAATATCGTTTCCGTGTAACGTTAACTAATTTCGGCGGCAATACCAGCGCCGAACTAACAAGTCAGGTAGTCAGCGTAGCGCGACCTAGCTTGACACACGACGATGTCGTTATTGATGTGTACAACTCAAAGATCAATTTAGCAGGTAAGCACACCTGGGATCCTATTGCACTAACAGTTCGTGATGATGTAACAGGCGCAGTTGCCAAATCTATTGCAGCACAGCTACAACGTCAAGTTGATCATGCAGAACAATCTTCTGCAAGAGCCGGTGCCGGATATAAGTTTGGTATGAAAATTGAAAACTTAGATGGTAGTAATAGTACAGAAAACGTTTTAGATGCATGGGACCTAGGTGGTTGCTATATCCAAAACGTAAACTATGGTGAAAATAACTATGCAACAAGCGATGCAATACAAATTACTATTACTATCAAATACGATAATGCCGATCACATTGATGCCAGTGGTACAGCTATGCTCGAAGGTGGAATCGGCGATGGCGGCGGCGATTCATCTACAGGTTAATAGTACGTGTTAACTTAAAGTGATAAGTAAGTGCAAGCAGAAATGCTTGCCCTTATATAGGAGAAGAATAAAGGGCGATTAAATCGCCCTTTATCATTGCACATGGCCTTTACTAACTTAGCTACAAAATTAATATTAAATAACCAACAGACCGGCTCGGGTCCACTTGGTGATGGATTCGTTTATCTAAAGTTCGCCTGGGAAGTTGAAATGTTTCTAGGCATTGAGGGCGGCTCAGCAGGTGAAGCAATGGGCTTGCGGTCAACTGGCCCAATGATCGCAAAGACATGCGAGCTTCCAAGATTTTCAGTCGAAACACAAATAGTAAATGTTTACAATCATAAAACTATAGTTCAAACTAAAATGAACTACGAGCCAATTACGCTGTCATTGTATGATCAAATTAATGGCACAGCAGAAAAGTTAATATGGGACTTTGTCAAAGGGCAATTTGATCCAATTGATGGTAGCAAGAGCCCGGGACGTCTTCCACTGAATGTTAAAATTACTCAAAAAAATCTCAGTGGTGCAACTGGGGCAGTTGACAAAGTATATACATTAACAAATGCTTACATTGTTGACGCCCAACATGATACATTAGAATACACTACAAGTGATCCAGTATTATGGACATTAACGCTACGTTACGAGAATTTAGAAACAGCAGACTTTGCTGGCCCAACTCCTTCAGATGGCGGCGCAGGGATTCCAGCAAGTCCAAGACCACCAAAACCTCCAGCAACTCCGCCAACTGCCCCACCAAAAGCCGATGCCAAAGTTGAAAATGCGGGCCCAAGCAAATGGGTGCAAGCAGGTGGCACAGAAACAGCAGGCGGCGAACTTGGTGCAGCCACTGGTAACCCGTACATGACAAATCAGACCAGATTGGGCAATCCCAATATTAGGCCCGGTAGTCTACGTGATCGAGCTGCTCAAGCCAATGCTGCCCGTGCTGCTGGAGAAAAGCCAGCACAAACTACTGCTTGGCCAGAAAGCAAGCCAGCTGCAACATCTTATAGCCCAAGCACAGGTACAGCAACCAAAGATATACTGAAGCCACCGCCGCGGGTCCGCCCACCATCAAAAGAATTAGCAGCTACAAATCAACAGTTTATTAAACAAGAAGCTGAATATGTAAAAGATGATAAGGGAATGAATCCTGAATACAAAAAAGCATATCTTGCTGGCTTAGAAAAATACCCTCCACTATCCAAATCATTGGACTCACAAGAAACATCTAGACAAATGGCAGAAACAGAGGCGCTGTCGAAAGCACCACGATACGCTTCACAAACTCGTACACAAAATGCCGACGGGTCAATGACTGATAAAAGATCATCGGCACCAACTAGTGTAAACAACAATGCAACAGCAGCAAGCACACAAGCAAGCAGAGAACAACAGTATGTTAAAAAGACCACTAAGCCAACGGACTACTAATTATGGCATATAAAGTAATACCACAAGTTGAATTTGATAAAGCAGTGCAGCAGGTGCTAGCACTTGGTGTAAACAGAAAAGCAGCAGAAAATATTGTTCTGTCTTTGTGGAAAGCAAGCATTGATTTAAATTTAAATTTTAAATTGCTAGTGCAAACTGCAACGGCAACTGGCTCATTAGATGTTAGTCAATCTATATTAGATCATATTAATAAAACGCTGCCGCCAACAATTCAATATCATAGAGCAGTCCCAGCAGCAGTGTCTCCAATTGCCAAGCGAGAACTATAATGGCAAACAACTATTCGCAGGGGTTCTATGTAATTTTAAACCCTGAAAAGTATGTTGGCAAAGGAACTCCTAAATACCGCAGCGGCTGGGAACTAACATTCATGCGATTCTGTGATAACCACCCTAGCGTAGTATCGTGGGCAAGTGAATGTGTGCGTATTCCTTACAGGAACCCGTTTACTGGCAAAGATACGTTTTACGTCCCAGACTTTTTAGTAACATATCAAACCGCCAGCGGCAACCGTGCTGAATTAATTGAAATTAAACCCAAAGCACAAGCAGTCATGGAAATGGCACGTAGTCAAGCAGAAAAAGCAGCAGTTGCGCTAAACATGTGCAAATGGCAAGCTGCACAAATTTGGTGTAAGCGTATGGGCGCAACATTTCGTATTTTAACAGAAGAAGATATCTTCAATAACACCAATCCTTCCCGTAAGCGCCGCAAATAGTCATAAGTAAAGTATGACCAAGAAATTAGAAGAAGTATTTGGCTTCCCACCGATTGCGGAAGCTATTACTAATCTAGACACACAACCAGAAGTTACTGAAGAAATTCAGGAACAGCTTGATTTTGCTCAAGCTACTATCGACATGGCAAACCGTGTTGATATTGCATTGCCCACTGTAACAGACATGGCAAGTGCAGAGCGAGAGCTAGATAAGTTAGCAAACATGGCGCAGGAACAAAGCGAACGTTTGATGGATTTGGGATTTAATGTAGATGATAGAAATGCGGGTAAGATTTTTGAAGTTGCGGCTACACTGCTCAAAACAGCAGTAGATGCAAAAGTTGCAAAATTAGACAAAAAACTTAAGATGATTGACCTACAGCTTAAAAAAGCTAAAATGGACAATGATAAGGGCAAGGAACCGGATAATGTACTTGATGCAAGTGACTCTGGACTAGTCGGAAACCGCAATGATATTGTGCAAGCGATCCTAAAACGTGTGAGTCAGAATAAATAGTCTACTGAGAGGATATTATTATTATGCCCACACTATTAGAGTACATTAACCAGTTACAGCGGGAACACCGCTATCGAATTAAGATGGCGTTTTCGCCATCAGATCGACAACTGGAGACATTAGAACGTCATATGAAAAAGTATGATGCACTGGAAGTTGGCCGTCCAGAAAAATTGATGTTGCAATCAGCACCAATGGATTTTCCGCTACTTGGCGGTCATGAAATTGTCATTGTTGATGTGGTAACACGCTTGCCAATTAGCCCGCCTATGTTAGAAAGCGAACTTCGAAGTTTAATGTTTATCAATAACGGAATACTTAAAGTATTTGGTCGAGATGAACCGGTTGAACAAGAAATGGAAGCCGAAGATAAAGATGGCGAATATGCCGTCAATGTCGGAGCAGATTATACAGCCGCTGAAGCAAATGCAGTAAGTGCAGATGATGCTGCTGGTGACAAGTATAATCAAGATATGCTTGCTGCCACCGACAAAGCTAACGCCGAGCGTAAAGCTAACATTACACAAAAAGTTGGAAAAATTACTTCAGGACCTGAATATACAAGTCCAGCTGATGGAGCTAAAAGTCCATTAAGCAAAGTTACTAACACATTACCAACTGCCAAGGGAATGAAGAAATGAAACAATCTAAAAAATTAAACGAAGGCATTCGCATTGCTAAAGAAGGCATTGAAGAATGTTGGGATGACATGGGAGGTCAAGATATGACTACAGGTGAACAAGGCGAGCAGATGTCAGTGACAATTTCCATGCCTGGAAAAAATATTAGTGTTACGACAGACAGTGCAGACGAGATTGGCAACATTCTACGTTTAGCAGGTATTACATTGGGTGCAGAAGAAATGCCAAGCGAAATGCCAAGCGAAATGCCAGGCATGGAAGAGCCAGCAGTAATGTATGTTGGTGCAGAGCCAACAGTACCAGCTGATCAAGTCCCCGGCGATGTTGATGGTGATGGTGATCATGACATGTCTGACCACGAAGCCGAAGAATCCGACGATGAAGAATCCGACGATGAAGAATCTGACGATGAAGAAACTAGAGAAGCAGCTGGCGATGTTTCATACACTGACAAAGGCGGCAAAGTAACACAAACAGCAACTGGCCTATCGCACCAAGCAGGTTCTGGCGTTTACGGTGGGACTGAAACTGATGCTGAAGAAGCTGCCCGTAAAGAAAAAGAACAAGAATTGGCCAAGAAAGACATTCCAGAAGCATCCGACCCACAGTTGGATCGTTATCATGATCTAATTGCTCAGGGCATGGATCCAGATGAAGCCGAAGAACAAGCGTACATGAATGATATTGACGATATTGACGAGTCTGCTCGTATCCTTCAACTTGCTGGTGTAACCAACGAAGCACAAAGTGCCGCACAAAAAGCTGCATTCAAAGCAATGATTGCCAAGAAAAATGGCGGCAAGGCTGATGACAAATCAGATGACAAAGCCGACAACAAAAAGCCTGATGCTGATGGTGACGGCGTACCAGATTGGGCTGACAAAGACAAAGAAGTAAAAGAAGAAGCACCTGCTACTAACTCTATTTTTGGTCAAGGTGTGTACGAACAAAGTTATGCTCGTATCTTAGAACTTGCTGGCGTTGCTGAAAGCAAGCTAATGAATAGCCCAGCTGGAACATCAATGGATGAACCAAAGGAATTTGATAGCTTACCATCAGGCCGCGGCACTGGCGCAGGACGCAAAGACTACGGTTCAAATCGTGCCAATAATCAAGGTGAAAACCCAATGGGTATCACTGACAGTAGCAAAGGCATTGAAGAAGCGTTTAGTACAGCAATGGGCGAGTATCGCAAATTTGTTGCAGAGAATATTGCTCGTAAAAAGTAATAGAGGAACTTAGTGGCTACTGAAAATACGTTTGTCAAGTCACCCTTTAAAGTAGAAAAGTTCACGGACGAACATGTCCGTGAACTTGCCATCTGTGCAGTTGATCCTGTGTACTTTATTGATAATTATTGCTGGGTGCAGCATCCAACAAAGGGTAAAGTTAAATTTAAACTCTTTGATTACCAGCGTGAACTTATTGATTGTTATCATAATAATCGTTACAGCATTAACATGCTGGGCCGACAAATGGGAAAGACTGCATGTGCAGCCGCATACCTTGTTTGGCGAGCAATGTTCATGGCAGATCAAACTATTCTTATTGCTGCTCACAAATTTGCAGGCGCACAAGAAATTATGCAACGTGTACGTTACACGTATGAGACATTACCAGAGTTTTTAAAAGCAGGAGCAACAAGCTACAACAAAGGTAGCATTGACTTTGATAATGGTAGCCGTATTGTTTCAACTACTACCACAGAAACAACTGCACGTGGTATGTCACTATCGCTAATCTATTGCGATGAGTTTGCATTCGTTAAGCCACGTATTGCAAGCGAGTTCTGGACTTCGATATCTCCTACTTTGTCAACAGGCGGTAAGTGTATTATTACAAGCACACCTAACCAAGACGATGACCAGTTTGCTCGTATTTGGAAAGATGCAACTAAGAAAACTGATTCATACGGTAATCCAAATGATTCGGGACTTGGTCGCAATGGCTTTGCAAGCATTAAGTTTATCTGGAGTGAGCATCCTGACCGTGACGAAGCCTGGGCTGCTACTGAACGTGTCAAAATTGGCGAAGAGCGTTTCTTACGTGAGCACGAATGTGAATTCATCATTGCTGATGAAACATTAGTCAATCCAATGAAATTGATTACGATGGAAAGCAAAGATCCAAATGGTAAAATGGGACAAGTACGAGTATACAAGTACCCAGAAAAGTCTGGCACATATGTCATTGGATGGGATCCAAGTTTAGGAACAGGTGGTGACCCAGCAGCTATCCAGGTATTTAAATTACCCGAGTTAGAACAAGTAGCTGAATGGCAACACAATAAAACTGACATACAAGGTCAAATGCGTACTCTTGTAGCAATTCTAAAATGGTTAAAAACTGAAACAGGTAGTGCTGCAAATCTATATTGGAGTCTTGAGAATAACACCATTGGCGAAGCTGCTCTCATTAGTATTCGAGAGTATGGCGAAGAAAATATCCCTGGTACCTTCGTACAAGAAATTCGACGTGCTGGCCAAAGTAAAGGCCGCCGCGGATTTAATACTACACATAAATCTAAAATTACAGCGTGCATGCGTTTAAAGAGTTATGTAGAAAGCGATAAAATGGAAATTAAGTCGCACAATCTATTACGCGAGCTAAAGAACTTTATTGCCCGTGGCGCCAGTTTTGCAGCAAAGGATGGCGAAACTGATGACTTGGTTATGGCAACAATCTTAGTATTACGAATGGTCGACGTTATCATGACATGGGATTCGGGTACATACGATAGACTTGTCAACGCAGGTGCAGAAGATATGCTACGACCGATGCCAATTGGCTTCTTATAAACTAAATATAACTATGCCTACAAGAGAACAACTATCCAAAGAACTTGCTGCTACAGTAGCGGGTATTAGCCACGAAGCAACATTTAAAGACGAAGATGGTAAAAGCACATTAGATCAGGAAAATGCCATCTATCAATACTTGCCTTTGTATGGCGTTATGCTGATGGTCAATCACGACAATACCGATGTAGAAGTTTGGTACGACCCGTCAACTACTGAACAAAAATGGTTTCAGAAAGACTTTGCCCCACGTGTCAAAGCCATTGCTCGCCGCTATTTGTATGGTACAACAATTCGCAGCTACGACGGTGATATTGAACCAAAGCAAATGGTTCATCGTACAGAAGCAGTGACTGAAGCACGCAATAGTCAAAAGTTCAGCTACCATCCGCTTGGCACTACTCGAATTAGATTGGCGCACAGTAAGCCTGTTACTGAAGAACGCCCGGGCGCACGCAGTCGCAACATTAAAGAATTGTTCATTGAGAAAGATGGAGAACGTTTTCGTTTCCCGCACAATCATTTGCTTGGCGCTCGTGTTATGGCGCTGCACGTAGAGTCTGGTGGCAAACCATGGGACGAGACTGGATCTAAGATTATTGAAATCAGTCGCCGTCGCAAAGACATTATGGAACTGCTACGCTGGAGCAGACGCCTTAATGGCCCAGAACAATCTGCACAGGTCAATGAAATCAAAACTCGTGGTCAGTCAGAAGTTGTCATGCTTAAACGCATGATGGAACGCGCAGCCCGTTCAGGCGACCTGAGTGGGATCGTTGAGTACCAATTACCAGTGCGTGAGCCAGTGTCAGAACACGACATCAGCGCAATGACCAAGCGTCAATTTGATCCGCGTGCATTAGCAGGCCTTGAGTTGATCAAACCAAAAGACCTTGTGACTGAAGTAATGTCAGACTTTACCAGCACGTTAGACAAGCTATTAGGATAAGAAAAGCCCACTAAGTGGGCTTTTTGCTGGCCGAATCAATTTGTCCGTTTTCTGGTAAAATTGCTCGAAATAATTACTTGACTTGTCTGCAAGAGATAAGTATACTACAACATATGCAAAAGACAATCTTACGCATAGTTGTTTTAGTCCGCTATAGGGCTTAACACTCAAAATGACTCAACTTAAAGGTAAAACTCATCATGGCAACATTAGCAGAAATTCGCGCTCGTCTTAACGAGCAAGCACAAAAATCCAGTGGTACAAAACAAGGTGGCGGCGACAACTCCATCTACGCACACTGGAACATTGCAGAAGGCACATCAGCCTCACTTCGATTCCTCCCAGACGCAGACGAAGCAAATACTTTCTTTTGGAAAGAGCGTCAAATGATTAAGATTCCATTCTCTGGAATTGCAGGTCAAGACGAAAACAAAAAAGTTATAGTGCAAGTACCTTGCGTTGAAATGTGGGGCGAAACATGTCCAGTACATGCAACTATCCGTCCTTGGTTCAAAGATCCTAACATGGAAGCACTGGGCCGCACATACTGGAAGAAGCGTTCGTACGTTTTCCAAGGCTTCGTTGTAAACAGCCCAATGGAAGAAGACAGCGTTCCAGAGAATCCAATCCGTCGCTTTGTGATCAGTCCACAGATCTTCACGCTGATCAAACAAGCGTTGATGGATCCAGACATGGAAGAATTGCCAACTGACTACATGCGTGGTACAGACTTCCGTTTGAACAAAACACAAAAAGGCGGCTATGCTGATTACAGCACCAGCGGCTGGGCACGTAAAGAACGCAGCCTGAACGAAGTGGAATTGCAAGCAATTGCAACACACGGTCTGTTCAATCTAAACGACTTTATGCCAAAGCGTCCGGGCATTGACGAAACTCGTGCAATCATGGAAATGTTTGAAGCATCAGTTGATGGCCAGTTGTACGATCCAGAAAAGTGGAGCAAGTTCTATCGTCCAAGTGGCGTACAACTTACCAATGCACCAGCAG